CGAAAAGATACAAGGCGCGTTCCCTGCGGTATTGCCCGCCGTAAGATCGCGCCCTTCGTAAACGGAAAAGGTATGCTTGCCCGTGCGGGCATTTGTCAGAACCCGAATACCCAGCTTCGCCGCCTTCGCCGCCGTTTCCGCCGCAAGCTGGGCGTTCGCGTACTGCTCCGAAGTATAGTCGATCTGCCCGCTTCCGGTGTCTGCGTCGGTCGTGGATATGCTGAAATTCGGGATATTGCGCGCCGCTCCTGCGTTCGTGCAAGTCTGCTTCACAATGGCGTATAGAATGTTCTGTGTCGTGTCCTTCGTGATGATCTGCGTTGTCAAAATGCGCTTGCCGATCCACGAAAGAAGGAACTTGCCTTGAACCTCTATTTCCTCCGTGCCCTGTGAATTCTTCGTGATGTGAATATAGCGGATTTCCGCCGCTTCGTTGCCGCCGCGCTTGATGATGATATTTTCCTTCACCAGCAAGCGGGCGTGTTCCTCCGTGAAGGGAACAAGCAACTTGAATTCGCCGCAACTCCAATAACGCCGCGTCCATATCAAGGACGAAATCTTTTCGACGATCCCTTGAAGTGTCATATCGCGGCTATAAACGTATAATTCCACCGCGCTACACCCCCAAATACAAGTTATTGTGATAGATCGAAACTTCGAGATTTTCGGCGTTCGCGTCCGCTGAATAACGGAAGAGATTGTCGCCCACGGCGATCTGCAAATACGAACTATCAACGTCGAGATAGCGGAACGCGTCTGTAATCGTGCCGCCACGGTTCAGCTTCACGGCTTTTTCACCGTAGCCCGTGGAAACGGTTAAAACGTCGCCCGCTACAAGTGAAATATTCAGCTTGATAAACTCCCGTGTATCGACGTTCAGCAATACGGGATTTGTAACCGCGCCGATCGCGCGGAACTCGATCCGGATACCGCTTTTCACGTCGCCGGAATTGTAGACGTTCACAATCAGCGACGGCTGGCGATAGCCGATTTCCCAGCCGTCGTAAAGCTCCAGCCCGTCCGGAACGGGGAATTCAAAGCCGCCGATCCACGTTGCTATGTCCTCGCGCGTTTCCGTTTCCTCTCTCCAAAACGGATTAAGGCAAGACAAACTAACCGTGAATTGCTCGAAGATCGGCTTTCGCTTGAAGATCGGCGCGTCGTCGATTTTGCACCCGATCACCCGCCGGAAGTCGCCGAAAACATACGTCAACGTTGCTTCGTACTGCGGATTTAATATGCGGTTCAGCTTCCGGCGTAGGTTCTGCGCCGCTTGCTTGTCCCGCTCCTTGATGTATCCCACGATGTCAATATCGCGGCTTTCGATCCGATAGCCCAAGTATGTGTCGCCGTCCTGCCCCATGCTGTTGGTGCTGTAAATAGCGTTCCGCACGTCGGAAAGTCCGGTAACGTCCTTGAAGTTTACGTGATACGAAGAAGCGGGGGAAAACTCTATGCTTTCCCCGCGCTCGTTCGTGTAGATCAATTTTTCTTGTGTCCTCATGCCATAACCTCCCGCGCAATCTGCCGGAACTGCCGCGCCGCCTGTCTTTGCTGTTCGGCGTAGCTCGTTTCGTTCGCATAGATGTTTTGCACGACTTCAACGGAAGGCGTACCGCCGCCGCGCTTGTCGCGCCCCTCTCCGGAACGGAATTCCGGAACGGCGTTCGATGTTTCACGGCGGATCGCGCTTTCAACGTCGCGCATTTCGCGGGCGAAGCCCTCGCCCAAGCCCTGCGCCATGTAAGAACCGATACGGGCAAAAACCTTCGACGGGGAATTGATTTGCATTTCCGCTTCAACTGCCGCCACGATCTCTCTCATCATTGACCGCACTTTGCTTTCCAGCCAGCCGGACATATTTTGAAAGCCCTGCCAAATGCCGCGCACCATCTCTTCGCCCGCCGCCGTGAACTCCGATACGTAAGAGCGAAGGGCGGTAATAATTGGCTGAACAATTTGTGCAACCTTGCCCGTGATCTGCGGGATACCCGCGATCATGCCTTGCGCTATGCTCTTGTCGATGTTTGTTCCTTCGGTTACGAACTTTTGATGTTGCGCCGTGAATGCGGTAATAATGCTTTGTACGATCTGCGGGATTTTCTGCGTAATCTGCACGATCGCCGTTACCATTCCGGAAGCTATGTTCTTGTCGAAGTCCTGTCCGGCTTGATTGAAACGTTGTGCTTGCGCCGTCAATCCGGTAATAACCCGCTCGACGATCGCGTTCACCGCTCCGGACAAGCCTTCAATGTTCGCAATAATGCCGTTGTTCACGGCGTTTACTGCTTCCGCCGCCGTCAGCGCGCCCGCTCCGCCCATTGCGGCGGTCATATCGCCTTCAACGCCGCCCATGTTGTCGGTGAAGCCTACGCCCACGCCGTCCGCCATGTTTCCGCCGATTTCAGCGAATACCGTTGACGGGGAATGAATGCCGAAGAAGTCCTTGATACCCGAAACAAGGGACGAAGCCCAGCCGGATACCTTTTCCCACAACCACGAAGCCGCGCCGCTGATACCTTCCCACAAGCCGTGAAGAAGGTTTGCACCCGCGTTTACAAGCTCCCCGCCCAGCGACGCGAACGCTTGCACAATGCCGGAAACAATCTGCGGAACTGCCTTCACGATTTCAACTATGATCGTCGGCAAATTCTGAATGAGCGCCACGAAAAGCTGAACGCCCGCCATAATGATTTGGTCGATGTTGCCGATCAGCGCGTTTACAATACTGCTGATTATCTGCGGGATTGCTTGAACGATCGTCACAATGATTTCCGGCAACGCCTGTATGAGCGCGACAAGAAGATCAATTCCCGCTTGAATGATAAGCGGTATATTCTCCGTAAGTGCCGTTATAATCCCGTCTATGATCTGCGGGATCGCTTCTACGATTGCGGCTATAATCTCCGGAAGCGCGGCAACAAGCGCCGTCAGAAGGTCGATACCCGCTTGAATGATCTGCGGGATCGCGGAAAGCAAGCCGTCGATCAAGCTGGTTATTACCTGCGGAAGCGCCGCTACTATAACGGGGATCGCGTTTATAATCCCTTGCGCCAGCCCCGTGATAAGCTGTAACGCCGCGTCGATCAGCAACGGGATATTGTCGATCAGCGTTTGAACGATCTTCAATACAACGTCAACGATCGTCGGAACAAGTTTCGGAAGCGATTTCGCTAATCCGGTCGCAAGCCCCGCGATCAACTGCGCCGCGCCCTCAATAAGAAGCGGCAAAAGCTCCGCAATGCCTTCAACCAGCGTTTCAACGATCTGCACCGCCGCCGAAGCAATCGTCGGCGCGTTCGATACAATGCCGGAAATCAAAGACGTTACCATTTGAACGCCCATGTTGATAAACTCCGGCAATTTCTCAACAATCAGATTGAGAACGTCGGAAATCCCTTCGCCCAGCGCGTCCGCCATCTTCGTTACGTCGCCTTCCGCGTCCATGACAGCTTTTGAAAACTTCGTCATAATCGGGATACCTTCGCCCGCCAGCGTGTCAAGGAAAGGAAGAGCGATCAAAGAAGCTGCGTTTTTCAGCCCTTCCGCTCCGGCTTGAAGCACTTGCAATTTATCGTTGAAAGCCCCCAGCCTGTTTACTGCGTCCTCCGATAGAATGAAGCCCATTTGTTCCGCTTCGTCGCCTAATTCCTTGAACGCTTCCGAACCCGCTTCAATAACGCTGTTCAATTCCTGCGCGGATTTGCCGAACAACTGCATTGCAAGCGCGTCCCGCTCCGTTTCGTTCTGAATAGAACCCAGCGCGTCGATACACTCCCAATAAACGTCGTTGCTATTGCGAAGCTCTCCGTTCGCACCCGTCACGGAAACGCCCAGCTTCTTGTATGCGTCAGCATACTCCGCCGAACCCTTGCGGGCGCTGTCCATTGACTTTATGTTTTTTGCCATCGACTTTGTAAGCGTGTTTACTTCTACGTCGATAAAGCGGGCGGCGTAGGCGTACTTTTGAAGATCGTCCGTCGTCTGCCGCGTGAATGTCGCTTGTGTTATAAGGTCGTCGGCATAGTTAGAAGCGGATACCGTCAGCCCTGCAAGAGCGGAAGCCGCGCCCACCGCCGCCGCGCCTAACGCGGCAAGCGCCGCGCCGAATGCTTTTCCGACTTTCCCGACGGTTTCCCCGACGGCTTCCCAATTCACTTTGGAACTTTTCAATTCTTCCGAAGTGCTTTTGATCTGCTTTTCGGTTTTCGCCATCTCCGCCTTTGTGTTGTTAAGGTTCGTTTGCATTTTCTGATAGGCGGGATCGGTCGGATCAATGCCCGCTTCCCGCATTTTCTTTAATGCTTCTTCCGCCGCTTCCGCTTTCTTTGCCTGTTCCGCAAGCTGTTTTTGCAAAATCTCCTGTTTTTTCGTCAGCGCTTCCGCGCCGGAAGCGTTGTCCGCAAACTCCGCCGTCGCCAGCTTCATTTCGGAATTGATTTCGCGAAGGGAAGAATTTATGCTATTGCAAGCGGCGCGATACTCTTGTTCGCCTGTAAGGCCGATTGATGTTTTGATCTGCTCTTCTTTCGCCATTTATATCCCCCCTAACACGTCGTCAATATCAACTTCTTTCGGAACTGGCTTGAAGCGATCCGGATTGAATTCACGATGAATTTTGAAAAGCGTCAAAATTTTATACGGTGTCATGCGCCATACTTCGGCTTCGCTCCACCGAAGAAGCGTTACGCCGATATAAAGAAGGCGGGCAAGGTCGATTATTCCTTGCCCGCCGTCATGTTTTTTTCGATGTCCTCTTCGTCGTCCTCGCCGTCCTGTTCGGACGGTTCGGGTGTTCCGTTGTTGCCCATAGAAAACGCCTTGAAGATAGCCGTTTTCACTTCGGCAAAATTGCCCGTATGAATGAGCTTGCCCACCTGTTTTTCGGTAAGCGGTTCTTCGTCGTCCTCTGCACCCTCGTTCAAAAGCACGGTCAAAAGCCAGCGAAGATTTTTAATGCTGTCCTTTCCGGAAAGCACGGTATCAAGGCGATCAAAGCCGCCGAATTTATCCTGCATTTCGTCGATCGCGTTCAAACTGAAAAGAAGGTGTCTTTCCTTGTCCAGTACGATCGGGAAGCGTCCGTCTTTAATTGCACTCATAACAGAATAAGGCGGGAAGCCTTTTCAAGCTCCCCGCCGTTCCTCCTTTCAATTTCGATCAGCCGCCCGCGTTATTCGGTTCGCGAACGGTAGTAAACCAAGCCGTCGCCACGCTGTTCGTAGGCTCTGCGACGTGTTCAGCCTTCCACAAGCCGTCGGAACGCTTGATGAACTGCCCGACGATCTCCGGCGTGGTAAATTCGATACTGTCGCCCTTCGTGGTATAGTTTTCGTCCGGAACGGCAAACTTGACTTTGTAAAGCCAAATGTACTTGTACGTTCCGCCCGCTTTCTTCGCGCGGAAGCCGATTGCGAAATACGGCGCTTCGTCTGTGTCTGCACCGTAAACAACCTTGTCCGTGTCCTGCTTCTGTCCAAGCAGGGCGGCAAGGTCAGCCGGAAGAAGATCGTTTACATTCAGCGTGATTTCTCCGGATACGAATTCTTTTACAACTTCGTCCGCGCCGTCGTCGGCGTAAAGGATCGCTTCGGCTACTTCCACGGAAAGCTCCGCCGAAATTGCCTTCGCCATTCGCACGGGCGTTCCGTATTCCTCCGCGCCGGACGTTCCGATCGTAATGGGCGCGCGGTAAAGATCGCGCAATCCGATTGTTGCCATTTGTCATACCTCCATGTACTTGATTTCAACGGGGACGTGATAATAGCCCGTGTCTTGCTCATACACTTCCGCGTTGATGGTTATTCCGTAGAACCCCGCCGCTTTCAGCGCTGTTTTTAAGCGCTGGAGAAGCGCGAAGTAATCCGTTTTTGAATAAATGTTAATTTGATACGTGTATTCCTGCGCGCCCTCTTCATCGTCGGAAAAGAGCGTGTCGCGTCCCACGACAAGCTGATAGGTGATAAAGCAAGCCGCCCGCCCGTTATATTTCAAACGGGCGACGGGAACGCCCAGCTTGTCAAGCAACGCTTTCAAAGTGCTGTCAACGTTCATTTTGCTTTTCCTCCCAAACGCGGCGCATTTCTGCCGTCGCTTCGTCCGCCGCTTTTTCGTTCGCCGCCGTGAACCACGGTCGTGCGGGCATATTTGAACGCCCGTAATTCAGCACGAAGCCTTTTTCGGCATTGCGTACCCCGTGCCGATCTGTACCCGTCGGCGCAATATCGACGTATTTTCCGCCGTTGCGCTCTTTTACTGCGGACACCTTGATCGACGCGGTTAAATCGCCCGTTCCTCTGCCTGTGCTGTTCAACTTCTTCGTTTCCGCTTGAAACGCGTTCTTGATAACCTCACCGCCAGCTTTCAGCATTTCCGGCACGGCTTCCATTGTCGCTTTGTCCCTCCGAAGCATTGCTTCTTGTACGTCGTCAAGCCCTGTTACGGTGAATTTAGCCATCTGCGCCACTTCCTTCCGCTTCCGGAAGATTAACCAGCGTTAATTCCGTAAATTCTCCGTTTCCGTGCGTGTACGTCCGAAGGACGCGATACCGTTTCCCGCTCGAAACGGGATATTCCACGATCTGCTGTTCCTCATACTCGAAGGAATGAATATCGAACTTCAATTCCGTTGTATATCCCGCCTGTTGCGCTTTGTAGAACTCCGAAAAGCCCACGGATTTCTTGTCGGCGAAAACCGTTGTAGCGGTTTCAATGCGGGCGACGGGGAAGCCGTGTTCGTTCGTTGACGGCGAAGGATCGGATAGCGCGATCAAGGTTATTTGTTCGCCCCATCTCATTTCGCCGCCACCTCTCTTTCGATATAATCAGCCGTCAGCGATAGCGCGCATTTCAAATAGTCGTAGGCGTTGCGGTAGCGCTCCGCGTCGTCATTGAAGCCGAATTCCGCCTTTGCATAAAGCACAACCGCCCGATCAAGAAGGGGATCGCCCAGCGTTTTACTGGACGATCCCGCTTCCGCCGGAATGTTGATACCGACAAGGCGAAGATCGGCAATCGCCGCGTTTATGAGGTCGGAAACTTCGCCGTCAAGCGCCGTCCCGCTCAACCGCAACGCCAGCTTTACCTTGTCAAGCATTTGTCAGCCCTCCCGCTTTAGGCGGTCGCCTTGACCAGCTTCACGATGGCTTCGCCGATAGCGGGCGCGCAATCGAAGATCGCGATACCGCTATACTTGTAGCTGTTCGTGTCGATGTCATATGCGCTCTTTACGCCGATATTTTCAGCAAGGTTCGCGCAAACCTTCTTGAAGTCGCCCAAGAAGGCTTCGTGATCCGCGACGTAATCAGACAGAAGAACGGGATAGCCGTACACGAAGTACGCGTTGTTCTGAACGGTTACAATGTGGTTCTTGCTGTTGTCCTGCAACGGCATAAAGTCGGTGAACAAGGTTTTCTTGTTCATAACGAACTTGCCGTTGCGGTCGTAGCCGGAAGGCAGAAGCCCGATCAGCGTCTGGACGTTTGCGGCGGAAAGTGCGCCCGTCTTTGCAACGGTAACGCTGTTGGTCGCGCCCCAAGTGTTCGCGTTTTCAATGCCCTTCGGCTGGGAAGAACCCGTGCCGTTGATAAGCAAATCTTCGACTTTGCGGGCGATAGCTTCCGCCAGCATATCGACGATCCAGCTTTCAAACGCGGAAATGCTCATAGTCATTACCGTATCGGAAATCTGAACCAGCTTGACGATCTCATAGCCGGAAAGGGAAACGGTGGTCAGCGTGTCAGCGGCGGCGGTAATGCTTGCGTTCTCGGTGTGGATCGCGGCGGCGTTGTTCGTGCCTTCGATCGCGAACTTTACAGCGCCCTTGACGTGCAGAAGTGTAACTTCGTTCAGCATAGGCGCAAGTTTCTTCACCTTGCTAATGATCTCGTTTGCGGTCTGCGTCGGGATAACCTCTGCGCCCGCTCCGCTGGCGTTGCTGAATGCGCGCTTCTCTGCGTCGTTCAGCGGAAGGCGGCGAAGGTTTTTCAGCCACGCGGAACGATATTCGGGCGTACCGAAGGGATCATCGGGCGTGTTGTCCTCGCCGTTGTTCTGCTGGAAGGAACGGGAAACAATGCCCGCACCCTTCGCGATATTGTCAAGAATGCCGTTACGCTTCTCTGCGGCGGCAATCAGTCCAGCGCGCTCTTCGGTAAGCTGTGCGGTTTCCTGCTCCAGCGCGTTGATTTCCTCGGCGGTCATGCTCTCGCCACGGGCTTCAATGTCCTGCTTGATAGCCGCAAGACGGGCTTCAATCTCTTTAATTCTCATTGTGTTAAACCTCCATCATAAGTTTGATTTTTAGGATTTGCGCCTTCCGCGCTAACGCCTCCCGCTTCTCTGCTTCGATCACTCCGTCGAAGTAGGAACGCGCGGAAATATCGGTATCGGCGTTCGCCGGATAACTCACGGCGGAAACGTCGTAAACCTTCTTGATCTTCAAGATCGTTCTTGTGTGCGTGTCTTTGTTATATGCGTCCTCGGATACCGTGAACGCCCACGACATTTTGCAAATTAAGCCCGCGTCAATGCTTGCATATAGGCGCTTTGCTTCTTCCGTAAGGCTCAAATTTGCCGCAATAAACAAGCCGCTTTCCTGCGGCTCTAAAAGCAGGGAAGGCGGCTTGTTCTTTGCCATCTTGTTTCGGGCGAAAACCATACCCGAATGATCGAATTGCATAATAACGTCGGATAAGTCCGCGCCGACAAGCGCGTTCCGGTCGATCACTTCGCAATATTTGATCCCGCCGTATTCGTACATAACATACGGTTTATCAAACGTTGTCGCGAAGCCTTCAACGTAAAAATCGGTGTCAAACCTCTTTTCCGTCGTCCCCTGCGGGATCATCAACGGCTGGAACATTTGTCGGTACTCCCGTTCCTTCACCACCGGCATTTGGTGTAACCTCCTTTCCCAATTCTGAAACTTCCGCGTATTCCTTGCGGATATAATATTTCTCGCCGCCCTCAACGTGCGCCATGTTCCAAACGTCCATAACGCCGTTGCGGTTCAGCAAGCCGCGGTCAAATAACTGTGTGCTGATATTCAGCTTCGTTTGATTGCTTGCGTATTGTAAGCGGTTCGCGGTAAACGTGATCGCGTTCCCGAAGGACAATTCCCGCGCCGTGTACGTCATATTCGACATAACAAGCGAAAGTTGGATCGCGAAAGGCTCGATCTTGCCTTCGTAATACGCGTTCCATTCGTCCTCCGTGTATTTGTTTTGCAGAATGCCCGCATTCGTGCCGAAGTAGTTAAACACGTTTTCGTTGATCTGCGCCATCTGCGCGGCGTTGACCGTGAACGGCTTGCTTTCGATCGGCTTCACGTCGGCAAACTTCGCGTCGTAGATCACCATTCCCGACTGATTTTCCGCCGAAAGGTTATCCGCCGTGAAGCGCTTGCGCTCCTTCGTGATGTCCTCCGGCTTCAACATATTTGCAACCTTCGCCAAGAAGCGAATAGAAGCCGAATTCTTAACGCCGTTGATAATGCCTTGATTTTGCGTGTGTATCAACTGCATTGTAGGACGAAGCGCGGCGTTACTCTCGCCGAAGAAATCGTCGGTATACTGAAACTGCGTCATTACGCCGACGCGTTCAAACTCGATCGCGGCTTTCTGCCCGCTCCCGAACGTATAACGCAAAAACGGCGCGCCGTTGTACTCGACAACTTCGCACCGTTGAGGAAGCAGGGGATAATACCCGATCAGCCCGCCGAATTCATCTTCGATCGGAACAATGAAGCAAGTATTATTCACCGAAAGGATCGTCGCGATCCTGTAAATGAACTTCGATGTATCCATGAACGGATTAGGCTTGAACTGTAACGTCCGTTCAAGGTTCTTTTGCGCCGTGCCGCTGATCTCCGGTTTCAGCTTTGAAGCGAAGGACGCGAACGAATGTATCGCCGCGCGCGTAAGCTCCATTTCGTAAATACTTTCCGGCGCGTTGCTGAAAACGGGCGTGTACCCGTTTAGCATTTTGAAATAGCCTTCCGCCTTCAAGTCGGCTTTCGGCTTCCGGAAGATAGTTTCAAAAACTCCCATGTTGTTTATCACCCCGCATTTTTAAGCATTTCGCCGATTTCGTTATAATATTTCTGCCGCACGGTCAGCGCGTCGATCACGGAAACGAAGCCGTCAATTCGCGCCCGCTGTTCGATCTTCACGGGACGGAATTTCCGCGTTTCCATGTTGTGCTTCAATGCGACGTTGAGGAAGTGCGCTTTCAACAAGTTATTTTCGGCAATCTTGAAATTGCCGTCCTTGATAACGCCTTCAAACTCACGGATCACGGGCGCAAGGTTTTCACCCTGCCATACGTCGTCCGTCTGCCAGCCCGCGTTCTTCAAGTCGTCGATCAGATATTGCGCGGAATAGCGGTCGTACCCGATCTTCAAGATATATATTCCGTACTGATCCCGAAGCATAGAAAACCATTCGTAAACGTCGTGATAATCAACGTGGTTTTCGCCGGATAGCTTGACGATCCCTTGCTTTACGAAGATGTCATACGGTACGCCGTCGATCGCTTGCGCCGTTTCAAGGCGGTTCGCGGGCATAAAGAATTGTGCGAAGGCATATAGAACGCCGTCCCGCTCGATCACGACGGAAGCGGCGGTCAAGTCCGTTGTTTGCGAAAGGTCTATGCCGCCCACGGCGTAGCTGTCCTTGAAATCCTCCAGCTTCGCGTGAATTCCTGCGCCGTCAACGACGACGTAATCAAGCCACGCGACGGAAGAATTCTGCTTGATATTGCAATACTTCGTAAGGAATTCAGCCCGCTTCGACATACTCATTTCGGCGACGGCGATTTCCTCTTTGAAGAAGTCCGGCGAAACGGAAACGCCCATATTCGGATTTGCTTTTTTAAGCTCTTCAAGGTCGTTCCATTTCTCCACGTCGTCGATCATGTAAAGCAGGGGAAGAAGGCGGCGTTCCTTGCTTCCGCCCTTCAAAAACGCGGTCGATCTCTTCATCAATTCATCGAAGATACCGTCGTTTTCGTAACCCGCCGTTGAGATCGAAAGGATCATCGGCTGGCGGCGCGCACCAAGCGCGGATTTCATAACTTCGTACTGCTTCAAGCCGCCGTCGCCGCGCCACGACGCGACTTCATCGTTCACGACTAAATGCGGATTGAAGCCGTCGGATTTCTTCGCGTTGAACGCAAGCGGCTTGATCGCGGTATTGCTTTCTTCGATGTAAATATCGGAACGGCGCTTCTTCGATAGGTCGGAAAGCTCCGGTTCTTTTTTAATCATCTGATAGAAATTATCGTAAACGATGTTCGCTTGCTCCAGCTTCGGCGCAAGGCAATATATTTTCGCGCCGTATTCGCCGTCAAGATACGCCATGTACGCAATGACGGCGGACGCAAAAAGCGTTTTGCCGTTCTTGCGCCCGATCACAATAAACACTTCACGAAAGACGCGCGTTCCGTCCTCTTCGACGATCCCGAACATAACGGAAACGGCGGCTTTCTGCCACAACTCCAGCTTCAAAAGGTCTGTGCGCCCTTCGCAATGATGGCAAAAGTTTTCGATGAACCGAATTGCCTTGTTTGCCTTCTTCGCGTTGAAGGTGAAAAGCCCTTCTTGAAGCCCCTTCACGATGTATTCATACAGAAGGCGAACCCACTTGCCGACGGTTATATTTCCGGAAGAAATGCCGTCGAAATACTCGTAAATGTAATTTGAAAAGGGCATTTTTATTCGTCCCGTAACGCCTGTAAACGGCTTTCTTTTTTCTTCTCCGGCGGTACAAGATCGCAAAGCTGTTTGATAATAGCGGCGTGATTTTTTGTCATGGCGATATGTGTTTTCACCGCGTCGCTTTGCTTCGTCCCGCTCTGATTTGCGCCGTTTTGGTATTCGACGGTGTAGCCCTCTTCGTTGATGATCTCTTGCAATTCTTCAAGGGATACCGCCATGAACGCCGCGTTCTTGATAAGGCTTTCGACGGTCTGCAACTTGTTTTTGTCCAAGTCTTTGAAAATGCGCTTCAATCGGGAAAACTCCCGCTTGATCTTTTCTTCTTTCGTCAAGTCCTTCTTTGTCGCCATAAATATCACCCCCCTTTTCCGGTCAACCCACACCCCCTTAAACGCGTACACCCGTTATGCGCGCGCCTGCGGAGTATTTTTAACCTGCCGTCCTCGGTGTCGAACCCTCCCTAAATTCTGATCGAATAGGGGGGGATATGAGGTTTCCCGCTTCGTCGAATGCGTACCGTTTTTTCTTGTCGTTCCGGTGGTGTTCTTTGTTGTGGCAATCTTGACAAAGCGCTTCGAGATTGTCCCACGAAAGCGCTATGTATGGATCGTTGATATTCTGCTTCGTCAAGTATGTTTTGTGATGTGCGATCTTTGCGGTTACTGGATTGTCCGGCGTTGAACAACGTTCGCACAAGTAGCCCTTCGACTTCAAGAAGCTGTCGCGGCATGAACGCCAAGCGTCCGAATTGTAAAACCTTTCCGCCCACGGCTTCATGCGGTTATCCTCCTTCCTGTGGAAAAGTCTGTGCAAAAGAGTAAAAGAAAAAGCCTTCCGTGCATTCACACAAAAGGCTTTATCCCGCGCTATTCAATTCGCAATAATTCAGCGTAATTATTATATCACGCGTAAGCGTCGCGGACAAGGTGCATTGTTTGGTCGCGTTTTGGTCATTTGTCAACGGCTTTCCGGTATGTCGCCGCTGATACCGCCGCCGGAATACCGAATACGCATACCGCCATATCATTGACGATCTTGTTCCGCCAGCGGCGCGCCGTCTTTATCTCTTTGAGAATGCCCGCGTCGGAAAGCTCTTCCGCGATCTCTTCCCACGTCGCCGTTCCGCCCTCTCGCGGATTGCCGTTGATGTCCTCGCCGAAATAGTAAAGCCGGATCACAACGAATTCTTTATGCCCCTCGAAAAGAGAAATAGCGCGTGTCAAGCTGTCAAAGCCGGATTTCGTTTCTTTGAACTGCTTTTGTTTTTCCTCTCGCATTTCCTCGACGATCTCCGCTTCCGTCTTGCGCTGAATAAAGCCTTTCGCCTGTGGTGTCGTTGAAAACGTCTTTCGTCCTGCGTGATACTCAACTTTGCAATACGCTTCTTCATCGGCTACAAGCGCCGCCAGCTTCTTGTAGTTATACAACAACGTTTCCATTGCCTTGAAGTAATTTACGTACCCCGTGTTCTGTGTGTATGCTTCCGCCGCCCCTGCGCGCGCGGCTTCAAATACGGCTTCCCGCAACTCTTCGGAAAGCTCTGTTTGCTTTTTAGTCATGTGTGCCACCTCCGGTTAGATATTCGATAATTGTTTTCGCCGCCTGTTCCCAGCCGTAGCAAAGCGCGGCTTTGTAGCCCTGCGCCGAAAGAGCGTCCAGCCACTCCGATTGATGATCGCTTGTCCTGCCGCCGCGTTGTCGTTTAAGCTCTATGTAAAGCCCGTGATACTGCCCGCGCGCGACGGGTAAGCATAGATCGGGAACGCCCGCTTTCACGCCCTCCGCTCGAAGCCGTCCCGCTTCCGCCTTGTGTCTGCTCCCGCCGTTCGGGACGTGATAAAGCAAATTCAATTCGGGATATTTCCCGCTTTGCATAGCCGCCCACGAAAACAGCGTCATTTGCTCTTGTGCTTCTGTCGGAACGGGCATTTTACTTTTCTGCATTCTGCGATCCCTCCCGTTCCCAATCAACGAAGAAGAAAAACGGCTTGTTCTGCGCCATTGCTTCGCCGAATTCGTATTTCGCGCCTTTGCTCTCTTTCCAGTCCGGAAGAAAACAGACTTCGGCGCACTCCGCAAGCATAGCGCCGGACATACGCATATAGGCTTCCCACGTGAAGCCCTCCGCCGGAAGAAGCGCCGGATTTACGACGATGAAGCCGCCTTCCTCCAGCTTCTTTTGCGCGTTGTAAAACTTCGTGAAGTAATACGGATCGCCCGTGATCTTTCCAGCAAGATATAGCGTCCTTTTTTCCTGCGTTGTGTTTCCTCCCTTCATTCCGCGAAAAGCGTTGCTTGTGCTTTCCGCTCTTCCTGCTCCAATAGATCAAAAAGCCGGATTTGTGCTTGTTCCTGTTCCAGCCGTTCATTTGCCGCGCGGCAATAATCTTCGTCGATCTCGAAGCCGACGAAATCAAGCCCGCCTTGACGATAGCAAGCGATCAAGGAACTTCCGCTTCCGGCGTGTGTGTCCAATATCTTCATACCTTTTTGGGCGAAGAGGGAAAGAACCCACGAATACAGCTTCACGGGCTTTTGCGTCGGGTGAATTGTCCCGTCGTTCAGCAATTCAACGCGATTGCAGACAAAAACGCGCGTCGGCGTGTCGAAGCTGGTATATGCTAATTCGCAATCGCTCATTGTCAAGCCGTGTTGCCCCTTGTCCCATACAAGCCAGCCTTTATGCCCTTGTTCAAGATACGGAACGAAGTAATTTCCGCCCCATATCACTTGCGCTTTTGAAACGCGTTCCAATTCGCGGAAGTATTCGGGCGGGGGAATAGCCTTGTCCCAGCTTTTCCGGATATGCTCTTTCCGGTTATGCTTCGGATTGCCGCAAACGCGCTTCTTCTGTCCGTCTATGCCGATACCGTAAGGCGGATCAACGATCGCAAGGTCGAAGAAGCCGTCGGGAAACTCTTTCATTCCCTGCATACAATCCATGTTATACAGCTTGTTCAATTCAAGCATACGTTGTTCACCTTCTTTCTTTTTCTCCCCCCTCCGCCCCCCGCCGGGGGGAACGGGCTTAAAGGAATAAATCTATCGGCGATCCGGCGGGCTTCCTCGATCCGTGTTCTGAACCGATCCTTCACGATTGATTTTATATCCCCGCCGCCTTCCCGCTTGTATCACTCCCGCGCTTTCATTATCAAGGGCAAGCGGCTTCGCCGTGCTTCGCACCCTTGACAATGCGCGCGTTCGTGATCTCTGAAAAGCGGGCGACGGGGAATAAATAAAATCAATCTTCCGGAAGGAAAAGCGCTGGTCGTAAAACTTTACACATTTACAAGGCTTTTTATTGCGCCCCTTCGGGCGTTCCCGCTATTCGCGTTTCTTCCGGCGTTTCGGTTTCTCCGGTTCGCGTACATATTTATAATATATGTATCCCCACTTCGTCGCGCGGGCTTCCACCAGCTTGTAACCCTTCGGCGCGATCGGTGCTTTCTTTTCCGTATACGTCCGAAGTGCAAGCGTCGGCGCTTCCTTCTCCGGCTGGCGAAGATTGCGCGTCGCCTTCCAGCGGTGTCCGCCCTGTTCCGGTGTCCAATGGTTGAAGAGGTAGTCCGCAAGCCCCGTGTAATCCTGCCCGTAGTCAACGCCGTTATAATAATTGTGTTCGCGCAAGTGCCGAATATGGATTACTGAACCGTCGTTCCACTTGCCGCTGATCGTTTCTTCCGGTATGCCGTCCGAAATCATGTGAAAATGAATTCGGTTCGTAGACTTGCCGCGCCCCATGTAAATAATGATCTTCGCGTCGGGACAAGCCCTTTGAAGTCGCCGGAAGTAATTGTCGCGTATTCTGCGCGCTTCGCTGAATGTATGAACTTCGCTGTCGTCGTCGAACGTCAGCGTACTATATAAGGAAAGCGGCGAAAAGTTTTCATTAACCAGCCGCTGGTGTTTCCGCTTTGATATGCCGATCCGGTGTTGCGCGCGCTCTTCGTCGTCCTTGAAGCGCGGTCGCGGTTCAGCTTTCTTGATGTTCGCTCGATCGGATACGGTGTAAACCTCTTGTTCACATACAACGCCCGAAAAAATACGTCTTTTAACCCTCTGCATAATCCCGCTGCCCTTCCTTGACAAAAGCGCCGTAAAATGCTATAATTTCAATATTGAATAGCTCCTTTTACAGCTATGTAAGAGGAAAAGAGAACGTCCGGAACGTCGCAACCGGACGTTCTCTTTTTTTGTTTTGTCAGCCGTTATTAAATCCTGCGCCCTGCTCGAAATCGGCGCACCGTTCTTCTTCGCAAGGCTTGAAGCGCATTCCGTCCGCGCACCCGACGCAAGGGAACGGGCGTACCCCGTCCGGAAGCGCGCCTTCGCGCAAGTGAACGCATTGTTCCAGCTTCGCGCATTGATCGCACCAGCACTTCCGGCAATCGCCGATCAGCGTTTTTTCAACCGGACGTTTCAAGCCCTCTTCGGCTTCCTGCGCGTCGTGTTCTTCCTGCATTTCCCGCGCCGCCTGTTCGATCGTGTAATCTTCAATGCCTTCTAAAATGCCCCGAAAGAATGGCGCGAACGCGTAGCCAATCCCCAGCCCTGCGCGCAAAAGCAATTCTTCGTCGATCTTAATATCTGCCATTGTTCCCGCCGCCCCTCCGAAGCGCTCTGAAAAGCACGTTCAAAACGATGTAGACGATCACAACGGAAGCGGCGACGCAAGCAACGCCGCAAAGCATATAAAAGGCGTTCACCATGAATTGATACATTGTCATTCGTCAGCCCTCCCGAAAACTTCTTCCGCGTCGATGTCCCACGCGGCGGCAATATGCTTCATCATATCGACGGCTTCGGCGCGCTTCTTCTGTTCCTCTGCGTTCTCGCCGTTTAAGTACGATACCAAGATTTCAGATTTGAGATTGCAAAGCGGGCGAACGCCCCTGCTGCCGCAGTACGCGCTGATGCCGCTCAAAGAGCCGTCCGAATAGACGTAGCGGACGATGTTATTTATCGGGCTG